CCTGGATCCATCGGTTGTGGTCCTACAGGTGGAGGTAAAATATTTTCAATTTGTTGTACGCCTAATGCCATATACATTCTGCGATAGGCTTCGTAAAGATTGTGAATGTCAGGAGCTGCTTGCGCTAATTGTAATTGTGTTTGAGCCAACATGATTCTCTGTGACATCGAAAAGATGTTCGGATCAGAGACAGGCATGACATCAACACGATCATCAAAGTCAGTCGCTTTGATTCCTCTGTTACCTCCTGAAACACTGTAGGGATATTCTGCAGGTAGAGAGGTTGCAAATAATTTTGCGAGCAATTCAAATTCTTCTTTTTGTGCGTTGTGACATCGTTTGTGAATCGCACTCATCACTTTAGAACCTTGCTCTAATAATGCCATGGTGGTACCGACAGGGTTCGCTTGTGAGCCATCGCCCACTTTCATATCAGCAATCGCTGCAAATCTTCTTCCTGCATCGACGACATAACCCAGTAATTGAAATAATGTTCCATCAGGCCCTTTGTAAGGAAGGGGCATCAATGCATTTCTTAAATCTCCTCCTGGCGCATCGACATCTCTAAATTCACCAGGTGTTAAAGGCTCTTCATCATCTCTGACACGAAGTCCTCTGGATTTGAAACCAGCAGGTAAGTTGGATAATGTACCTGCATCGAGCAGTGCTCGTAGTGCTGCTGTAGCAGTTCTGGTTAAACCACCCAACATATGCACTAAACCAAAACCATAAAATCCGAGACCAGGTAAAAACTTGTAGTGAACAAAATATTTTTGTCTCATGAACATCGGATCGTTCTGTAGATAGTTTCGGTAGATTGATAAAATTTTTCCTGTGCCTTGTTCTAGTGTGACGACGTAAGGCAGTTTTAGTCCTGTGGGCTCACCATCTTCTCCAACATTTTCATACCCTTCGATGTCTAAATCGACATGCATCTCGAGTAATTGATATTGACCAGAATATTCTGATTTTTGAACTCCCTCTAACTCATCGTACTTTTCCTGTATGTCTGAGTAGGATGAATACAATTCGTCGTCGTTATCGATTTCAATGTCACGATAAAAACCAGAGATCATCTGTCGCTTCAAATCGTTTGGAGAAATTTTTATCACATGAGTAATGCGTTCTGCATCTTCTAATTCCGATGCGCCGTAGTTCACGACTAAGTCTTCACTCGGAATAAATTTTGCACACGGTCTTCCCATGTTGCCATCGAAGTAAACTTTTTTAAATGCACTCCCTGCAAGAGGTAAATGAAAAAGCATTTGATCGGTTTCCGCATCGTACTCTTTCATCTTGTACATCAACTGATAGTTCATAAAGTCTTTGACTCGTTCGGCTTGTTGTTCCACTTCCTCGGTTGAATCTCCCATGATCGCTGTCTTGACAGGACCGCCCGCAGGCAAGAGCTCTTTGTACGCTCCTGCTTGAAACTGCGTGACGGCTTCAGCGAGTAGTGGATGAGAAACTGATGCAGCGCCTCTGAAAGGTTCGCTGACTTCTTGATATTTAAATCCTAATAGATCTAATCCTCGAATATAACTTTGCTCCCAATCTTTTCTTGATGTTTGATCGACCGAGAACTGTGAGCGAAGCTCATTGGACATTTTGGCTAAAACTTCTTCTGGAATATCTTCGGCTAGGTTGCTGGCGAATCCATCTCCGGTGTCCTCGGGCGACGGCCCAAGGCTAGCGATCTCATCGTCTTCTCCCCCTTCAATCTCAACAGCAAGAGGAGCGTCTTGAACTTCTTGTTCTAAATTAGAAATTTCTTCTTCCACGCCTTGTGGCGCACCGTTCAACGTTTTGTCAATTTCAGCCATTTGTTATTTATACCCTAAGATCCGTAAAATGCAATCTTACGTCTAGGTCTCCAATCTACCTCTTCATCATCATCGTGAACCAATGCACCAAACTGTCGATATCGCATCAACGCTTGTGTCATCGAATCCACATAGTCATCGTTTCTACCATAAGGGAAAGCTGCACATTCTTCAATAACTTCTTCTGCCCACTTATATGGTGGATACCAAATCATTCCACTTTCAAATAGGGGAGATACTGAGTTCACACGCACCAACTTGTCGTTGCCTCGACTGGGTGTAAAATTAATCACGGGTATTCCCATGGCTTGTAGTTCGTGTGTGAGGGGAAGACCACTGGCTTTCGCTTCAATAATAATCTGTTCGGGTTGCCAATAATCGTGCTTCTCTAAAGCAATTCGTTTCAACTCGGGAAAGTCCCAACGTCCTTTATCCGCTTCCATCAAAATCACATTCTGTTTACCTGTCACCTCGTTATAGAAAATTCCCCATGTGGTAATCGCTGAATAGTCTGCTGTTGTCTTGGAAGAGAACGCTGTATCATAACTTTGAATGACATATTGCAACGGTGGCTGCTCTTTCTCCCACAGTTGCCACCACTCTCGTTTGATAATACTTGTCTCTTCGGATGTGGGTTGTTGTTGCCACTGTGCGTTCCACTTAGCAACGGGCAGTGAAGCTTTGACCGCTTCTAATTGATCCTTCTTCCAGAACTCTGGCCATTGCGGTGAGCCGTCGTCCGTGATCGCTGGGAAGTCGACGATGTGCCACTTGTCCGCACTCTCATCTTTCGCTTGAGCTTCGATTAATCTTTCTGTTAGATCGTCCTCGGACCATCGTGTCATGACCACGACGATCGATCCTCCTGGTTGTAAACGCTGACGAGGCCCCGAGGTATACCACTCCCATGCATTCTCCATCGCTGTTTTGGAAAGAGCGTCTTGCTCGGAATGTGGATCGTCGATAATGAGCAAGTCAGCACCACGCCCGGTTATCGAACCACCGACACCTGCAGCGAAGTATTCACCTCCATGGTTCGTTTCCCACCGACCTGCTGCCTGTGAATCAGCCCGAAGTTCACTATCTGGGAAGATGGAACGATACTCGGATTCGTTCATCAAGTTTCTGACCTTACGACCAAAACGATATGCTAGCTCTGCTGTATGGGTGGTTTGGATAATTTTCAATTTAGGGTTGTGCCCCATCATCCAAGCGGGGAACAGGAAACTGGCAAATTCTGACTTAGTATGTCGGGGAGGCATGTTCACAATTAATCTATTAATTTTTTTATCCCTGATGGCTTCTAATTTTTGTGCAATGATTTTATGGTGTCCCCCCTCAATGAAGTCGGGCCAAATGGATTTTACAAAATCGCTAAAGGAGTCCCTTGCTTTTTTAGCGGACTCTAATTGATATTTTTTAAGTTCTAGTTTCTTCAGGAACAAGCGCTGCTCTTCCTGAGACATGGAACCCAGATCTGAAAGAAAATCGGTCATCTTTTGTCTATATATTTATATATTACGTCACCTATATACAATGTCAAATTTAGGGGGTATCCCCTACTTTAGTAATTTATATTGTATATTTCATATTCCTTTAGTATCTCTTGCGATTTTTTGACGGACAGGCGCAGTCATAATTTATTACGTTTTCACGGCTCACGGATCACGGCGCAGGAGCTTTGCGCTAACCAATAGTAATATTTTATTACTTTTGTTTCTTGTTCCGAAAAATCTGTTTCTGGCGCTGATCGGTTGTCAATGAGCCATGACTAATCAATCACGGCTCACGGCTAATTTTTAATCTTTCTTAATGCAAGATAGAACAATGAAAGACCAGATAATGATATAAAACCATAAAAGAACTGCAATCATGGTTTTATAAATAAACGGCTCTAATAAAGATAATACCCATTATTAAAGTAATAATAATTAATTCTGTAATCATAATTATATAGACGGATTAATTCTTTATTTATTCCATGTTATAGGATTTTTTATAGATGATTAATCACACACGGAACATTTTAAAAGGCTCTGTACGGCGCTTAAAACGGAAAAAAAGAAGCAATAAATATCAAATTTTCTTTATTCTTTGGCAAAGGCTCTTTGCAAGTTAAGAAAAGGCGCAAATATTAAAGAAAGCCAATTAATTCAATAAGTTTTATTGATATGGATAAACTTATAATTTTTTATAAATGTTTATTTATTAATATAGGTTTTTCTATATATTTTAATCAAGAATAAAGAATATTCAGAAAGGAAAATAGACTAATGAATATTAACTTAAAACAACTCATTAATATTTTATCAAATGATAATATTAATAAGCGAGAAAAAGAAATATATTTCAATTTCTTTTTTTCTAATAGAAATGCTGATTGGGTTGAGAAATCAAAAAATCTGGTCGCATTTTTTTATAGTGAAACAAAAATCAAGAATAAACAAAAAGCGCTTGTTAAAATCTTATCTAAAAGATTAGAAAATGAAAGTTTTTCAATCTTTTGGTGTCATTATTATGATGAGCCTGTCTATGAAATGTATGGTGATATTTATTATGATGATCACGGCTTAACAATTAGCATGGGAGCTTATGATGACAATTATTGTCGTTGTGAGGATTGCGACGAGGTTGTTCATTATGATAACGCAAATTACATAAACGACTATCATTATTGTAGAGATTGCACGGATAGAAGTTTTTATTTTTGTCATAACTGCGATAGCTATGTTGATAATGATAATGACTGTGGTTGTGAAGATAGCCAAGATGATGATTATAACTTATTCGCTTATAATTACAGAATAGCGCTTCAAAATTATGGTCAATCAAAATTAAAATATGGCATTGAATTAGAGTTAGAAGTGAGATCAAATTTTTACAGATTTGATATTGTTGAAGAACTTCACGATTTAATGAAAAAAGACGCAATCTGTAAACGAGACGGCTCACTTTGTGAAGAAAACGGCTTTGAACTTGTTTCAACAAATGCTGACTTTGATTATCATAAAAATATTATGTGGGAAAAGTTTTTTAAACTTAACCTACATGAGAAAGTGAAAGGTTATCATGGTCATCAAACAGGCTATCATATTCATTTTTTACGTGTGCCTTTTAATGTTCCAGAAATGAAGCGATTAAATGCTTTCTATCTCAATCC